TTGATCCGTTACCAACAATAATTTGAGCAGAAGTTAAAGCAGCTAATTTACTAAAGGCAATAGAAGCATTTGCAGCTATGTTTGTATTTACCAAACTTCCATCAACCATTGTTGATGTAACAGTATTAGTATCTCCAGTAGTAATTAATGTTCCTGTTACGTCAGGAAAAGTAATAGTTTTATCTGAAAGTGTTGGATCAGCTACTGCAAGAGTTAATTCATAAGCGTCAACAGTACTTCCTTCAAAAACAATCGATCCAGTATTAGAAATTAATAGCTGACCAGTACACGTACCACCAGCAAGTCCCATCTTTTCTGTCTCAAGTTCTTGTAACGCATCCTGCACGTTGGTCGAACTTAATTGACCATAAGGTGTGAAAGTGATATTAGAAGCAACTTGCCCAGCTACGGTCTGCGATAAATCAATTTCATTCCAGCTACTACCAGCACTATTTGTAACTCCTAAAATATAATCAGGAGGTGAAAGTGATACTACTGGAGCTGGTGCGGAAGGCGTTCCAGCAACATCTACAACAACATAAACTCCATCAGTTGTTGCACTAGGAGTAGGTAAATTACTTCCAACTGCTAAACCAGCCGCTATTCCTGCGGTGGTCGCACTAACCATTTTCGATGTGTTTGCGTTGAAAGTTCCACCAAAGACCAAACTTCCTTTTGTCAATGTTGTTATTGCTTGCCAAGCGTTTCCGTCCCAAATAAAGGCATCTTCTGAAACCGTATCAAATAGAATTTGTCCGCTAAATTGTGCTGTCGGATAACCTGACTGGGCTATAGATTGAAATATCGCTGTAGAAGTATTTGATAATTTACTTCCATCAATTGAATCATTGCCTATCCTTGCAGCATCTATTGTTCCACTTGTTAACACAGTTGCGGCAAGATTAGGGATATCAGCGGCAGCAAGTACGGTTCCAGCAGTAGCAACACCTTTATTATTTACAGTTACCTTTGTATAAGTTCCTGCACTAATTCCACTTGTAGAAGTTGTTAGCCCTCCTGATCCGTCAACAGTTAAACCACCACCACTTGTGATTTGAACTGCACCTTTAGCTGATGTAGTTGCTACTGGTAAATCTCCAGCAACTAACGCAGTGGCTCCTGTTATTAATCCTTGATTGCTAAATGTAATACCGCTAACTGTTGCACCAGTAACGCTATTGGTGATTGATAATGCACCTGCTCCACTAACAGTTAAACCTGCACCAACGGAGACGCCACCAACAGCAGACGTAGTAGCGAGGGGAAGATCACTAGCTGCCAAAGCTACCGTTCCCGTGATCAACCCCTGTGCGTTATATGTAATTCCTGAACGAGTAGCTGCTGTAACCGTGTTGTTTATTCCAAGATTTCCACTAGCGACATTGATAGAACGATCAAGATTTGATGTATTTAATTTTGCTGGTGTAATCGTGCCATCAGCTATCTTCGCAGTAGTTACAGCATTAGCAGCGATCTTTGCTTCTGTTACAGCGTTACTAGCTATCGCACCAGCATCAACAGCATTATTAGCTAACTCACTATCTGTAATTGCATTAGCAGCAATTTGAGTAGAGCCAATTGCCCCTGTGGCTAAAATTGTTCCTGGTAAATTATCTGCTAATTTCGCTGCTGTAACTTGATCATCAGCAATTTTTGCAGTTGTTATAGCGTTTGAAACTATAGCTGCTGTATCAACTGCATTATCAGCTAACTCACTAGCACCAACAGCATTAGCCGCTATATTTCCTGATCCAATTGTATCTGTAGCTATCTTTGCTCCCGTTACTGCTGCATTAACAATGGCTGCTGTGTCAACAGAATTATCTGCCAATTCAGACGAACCAATAGCATCAGCAGCTATCTGTGCAGAAGTAATAGAATTACCATTTATTTTTGCACCAGGAATATCTCCATCACTAATATTTAATTTTGCATAAACTATCTCTCCATTATTGATTTTTACATTAGTTATTGCATTATTAGCAATAGCAGCCGTATCAACAGCATCATCAGCAAGTTCAGACGCACCAATAGCATTGGCAGCTATTTGTGTTGATGTAATAGTATTATTTACTAATTTTGCACCTGTAATTGTAGCGTCAGTTATTTTTACAGCAGTAACGGCTCCGTCAGCTATCTTTGCAGTAGTAATAGCTAAATTCTGTATAGCTGCTGTTGCAACTTGGTTCGTTCCTAATGTCCCAACTTTTGCCCCAGGAATCGATGCATCATCAATTAATGCAGCTCCAGCTTCAATTAAAGCTTTAACCGTTACTTTTTTTGTCTCTGATGCGCTTACATCGACAATAGGTAATGGATCTGTTGCTGCTACGCTTCCTTCAGGAAGTACCGTCAGATTACTAATTTCAAGATCTGGCATTGACCCGTAACTAAACCAATACGATTATCTTACTTTCTATTTGGAGTTTTGTTACTACTCCTGCTCTAAAACAATAAGATCTCCACTCTCTTGTAAAAGCTTATCTGAGTCTTCTTGTAACAAGTAAGAATCAGGAGCACCAATATTTAATGAAATCTCACCGCTAGTAACAAATTCAATTCGAGCTTCGATTTCACTTGTTGCCGCTACATTTAAAGCAGCACTTGTAACAACACATTTACTTTCGTAATAAACAGTTTTCTTTTTATCTGCTGGATCTCTGTAAATATAAAATCTTCCATCAAAATCTGCTCCTTGCTGTAAACGAACCACTAACTGAGCCAAATAAACAGGCAACTCTGGATATTTAGATGTTGAACCTTGCGTTGTCGTTGCTTCACCATGTATATGCTCCCATAAACAAGTCATTGAACCTTGTCCAGAAATTAATCCAGAATCATATTGATCTCTAAATTCTTTTCCTAAAGTTGTTGTATCGACTTGATCTCTATTAGTTGTAATTTCAAATTCTTTTACATTGGCTACGTGCCTATAAGAATTATTCTGAGTTCTTATATTAATTTCTTTTGTTGAACTAGGAGCAACCAAAGCCAAAGCATCTGCAACTAAACCTGTAACAGCTTTTTCAAATGTACTAAAAAGTCTTATTCCATCAGCTTTATCTATATGAACAAAACCAGCCCAATCAGGATGATTATGACTTGCAACAAGTTCTAAAGTCGATCCATCAACTGTTGATATTTCTACACGATCTCCAGATATTAACGTCCCTAAAGAATGATCAACACCAAATCTTTTACTTGTTGCATTGACATCTGCTGGATCTAAATCCGTGTTAAATCCTCCAGACGAAGAGTCTCTGGAAATAGCAATTTCGCCACTTTGTCCAAAATAAACAGTCAAAACTTAAGAACCAGTAGGGAGTTTGTTTTCGACAGGAGCACCATTAGCTTCAAAAGAAATATCACAAGATGAAACTTCACCCATTGAACTGTTCATCCCAAGACTTGTAATAAAAACAAAGAATGTAATTGAACGATTAGTGCCTACTTCTAGCTTAAGTTTTAACTCTCCACTTGCAGCATTTTCTCCATCACCACCAGAAGAAGAAGTCTCACTTACTTTTATTGAATTTTCAAGAATGTCTTTAAGGTTTGATCCACCCGAAGTTGTTTCATAAAACAACCTTGCACTACCTGAATAACTTCTTATTCCATCCTTCAAAGTTCTATCAGTATCTCCCATAGAAGTGGTTTCTATGACAGCCTGACTCATGGAATAACTCCAATTTTGCACTTTGGCTTTTTTTACGTCATTTACATATAAAGCTCCTGTCCTTCCCGAATAAAGTGTTGACACGATCTCAAACTAAAACATTGCGTTTATTCTACGGTGAATCGAGACAAGCGACAAAAGAACAACTAACATTACTTGTTCCAGGGAAAACACTTGTAACCGATGGAGGGGCAGAATATCTCCATTTTAAACCTGATGTTGCCTCTTTCAAATAACCTAAAAGATCTGTATTTGTAACACCAGCCGTTCCATAACCACGATCAAACGTCACATAATTCCATTCAGAGTTAACGTCTTCATAGTTCGCTAAAATCAACGCTGCTTGAGCATCTGTAATACCTGAAAAGCCTAATTTCAAAGTCGCATTAACTCTTTTATTTCCATAACGCAAATGTGTTTTCGTACCATCTAAAGATTCAAATGTAGTACTTGGATATTCGCCAGGATTGTAGCTTCTAGACGAAGGCTTAATCGTAGGGAATGGTTTTGCTGTTGCCATTAGATTAGTGGTAAGAAATGACTCAACGTATCGTCATTCCATCCCTCAAGAATAGCTAATGAACCTGTACTTGTTAGTGGAGCGTGACTACCAGAAACTTCAACCAGACCATCCTCTGCATAAGAAATAGTTTCTAACTTGTAAACTCTGTTGCTTGTGGTCGTATTTTTTAACGTAAATAAAACACCTCTAAGTCCAATAGAAGCATCAAAATTAATAGTGGCTTCTCCTACTTCTGCTGTCCCAGGCTTCCAATAATAAATATCTTTTGATCCAGTAATCGTATCTTTACTAATTACTTTCCCATCAGCAGTAATCACACCGTTGTCATAACGATCTACATGAGTAGCTTCAGAAACCAATCTGAAATACTCTCCAGGCTGTAATCCAACTACATATTGAGGAGCTGTTTTAAAACTAAGACCATGATCGACTTCTTTTCTTAATTTTAAAATATACTTTGCATACGTCTTAGCATGGGCTGATGTAGTACAAAAACCAGATAAGTCATAGTTTTCAATTGGATCAGTATCACTCCCACCATTATTGTCTTTTAATCTCAACATTATTGATTTTGTCTCTGCAAATCCATTTGCTGTCTCTTTCCTATACAACACATTTGCCTTAAACATTTGCCTTTCTTCTGGAGTCAAAAACGAAACCTGTAAATCTTTAATATTGCCATCAGTAAATAACGCTTTTACATCAATTTTTGCACCATGATCAATTTGATAATTACTGTCATAAGGAACAGCAGGAATTAAATTAAATTTCCCTCCTATAACCGTAAAATCAAGCAAGTTATACGTCCCATGCTCATATAAGAAATCTCTTAAATTAATCTTGTTGCTGATAATGCCATCCCATGTAAAGGCATTGTTTTTACAAAACAAAGCTCCTGTTGTCATTTCTCCTACAGCACTAACGCCAACCAACTCTCCAGCTCCTAAATATTTATCAGTTAACAAAGCATAAGCAATTTCAACAAAGTTATTACTTGCTTTAGGTGGGCCAGCAGGACTATTTGTCAAATCTGGAACTTTAATTCCTTTTTTAAAATAAGCTGATAATTGAGTAAAGTTAGTCCACTCTTTTGCACTGTTAATCCTAATACCACCTATAGCTAAATCCATATAAGAAGCCTTGCTACTACCAGGATTTGTTAACTCGTTTACATATACGATTTCATGTTCTGGGCCGTCTTGATGACTTTTTTGTTCCATCCCTGGGAATTGAATATAGTCAGCAATTGCATCTAATTGGTTTAAATTATCTTTTAAAACTGCTCCCGATCCAGTGCCTATTCCTGTAACTTTAATATCTATACCATTTGCAGGGAAAGTGATATTTGCATTTAAGCCTGCTGGTTTAGGAATAGTAATAGTATCTCCAACTTTATAGTCATCGCCGCTGTTTAATATGTTCCAAGTGGCGTTCCAATTATATAAGGGTGTTTGCCAGGTAATCGTTAAATTTAAAGTAAGTCCTGAACCACTTCCATCTGTTGTTGGACTAACTGTAGATTGAAAAAAGGTCATGCTTCTTCTGGTACTCCAACAGTCAAAGTAATGCTAGGGGTTTTTTTCGTAATCTTAAAGTATTGAACTGGTTCGTTATTAATAGGATTAGTAGTTACATGAGCTGTGTTACTAGACATCGTGTAAACAGCATTTGAAAGACGAGGATCAGAAGGTTGTGAATCAACTCCATTTTGATCAGTCATAATAATTCCTCCTCCTACCATTTCCGTACTCTTGATTTCGACATCAGTTGCAGCAACCCCTGGCTCAGTAAAGGTAACTCCAACTTCTTTTCCATTTTCATAAGCAACCCAGGCCCATACTCCACCTGGATAATTTGTATTCAATGAAACTAGCGTCTCATTATGTGGTTGACCTGGGGTTGTGTTGTAGTTGTATTGAGGTGTTGGCGCAGAAGCAACAGGGCCATATTGAATACCAGAGAAACCTATTTGAGAATCCTTCGATAACTCAGTAACACCACCATTATCACTTTCACCTGTACCAGTATTTAAAGATTGAATCCATTCAGTATTAGATACTTCGTTATGAGTTAAAACTAAATCATCTCTACCAGCAAAACTAATAACAAACTTTCCAAAAGTTGTATCAGATAAAAAATTACTTTCTATTTGTCCTGTCTTAGATAGATTTGCATTTAATAAATTTACTTTTTGATCCATGTGATATAAAGCTACGTTATTCCCTGGGTATGGTTTAAACCTAAATTCATATTGATCATCATCAGTTAACCCAAGTTGAGGATGAGATATTTTTATATAGTTATATTGAAACTCAGCAGTATTACCTTTTACACAAAATAAACCAGTATGATCATTTTGTATTTGATTATTTAAATCTTGCCAATCACCATTTGTACCTGCTCTTCTTACTTGTAATTTAAAGAAAGAAAATCTTTTGATAAATAAATCAACTTGCCCTAATTGAAAATTAACTTTATCTTCGTAAATATCATCTAAAGCTTCTTTTGTCGGAATACCATTAATATTTGCACCTCTAATACTACCAAAAACTTTTGACTTCAAACCTATCTCTGTCATTGCACATGGTCTACTATTTGTAATCGTTCCAATGGCAACACGTTGTAAAATAGGATTCCTATAAGGGAAACCATACTTTAAAGAATAATCATCCATATATTGAGTCATCCAAATAATTCTTCCGTTGATTTCAGTAGAATCACCTCCGTCAGCAGGATTTACCCATAAAGGTTGTGCTGCATGATTATATAAATTTGGATGTTTAAATAATGTTCCATAATCAACTCCTGTTTCTGTCACTTTGAAAGTATATTTTCTTTCAATTCCCTCATACATTGTTATTCCATTTATAACTGTTGTTGGCCTCCACGGTGTTCCTTCTTCTGCTTGGTTATCTATATTTTCAACTCCATCGCAAACTATTAACCCATCTCCAATCATATATGTTTCACCAACAGCAATATGACTATCTGCTTCCTCTCTAATTGAACGAACCATTGAGACGACATCTTCTATTCCATGAGGAGCTGTACCTGTTGCCATATCTTCGTCATATCTTTGATTGCTTTTTAAAATTCTGTAAGTAACTTCATTTCCAACTGCATTTACATTTCCACCTGTAATACCAGCTCTTGTAGGCCAGAAAGTAGCTATTTTCTTTTGCTTAATAACAACAGCTCTTTTCGCTTCATTGGAACTTTTAGGTTGAGGATAAATTAATTCATAAGGAAGTTTTACAACACTTGCATTTGGCATTGGACTATATAAACCAAATATTGCTTGCGTTGTAGGATTTCTCGTTCCACTAAAAGGATAAACTTGTGCAGAATTAGTTGTTGAATTTCCAACAGGCCAAGTGTCAGAAAATACATCTGTATAAGGAAGTGGCATCCCTGCAACTTCTGAATCATCATATCTATCTCCTTTTTCAATCCTATTGAATTGATCCATTTCACTAGATTTGAAAAATAGATCTAGTTTCTTTTTGCTATAAGTTGAAAGTAAAAGATCACCAATTGCATAACCTTCAAACTCTGGTCTGCCATCTATTTTCCCTAAAGAAAATAAAGTAATCGCTTTTAATTGCTGTAAACGACCCAAGCTAAGAAGTTGTGACCATAACAACTGACCATTAACTCTTATACCTCCAATAACATTTGAAGTATTTTCAACTGGAATTTGATTAGTAAATACTAAAGGGATAGTGTCGCCTAATGTTGCTAACTCTTGAAGACTATTAAAAGAAAATTGCGGTGCAAAACGCTTGCTACCAATAGCATCTTCGCCTCTTACAGTTGCTCCTCGTTTGTCTTGTTTTGGCTTTGGTGTTAATAAATAACCAATTGCTGTCATAGCAACAGCAAGAGCTACCTGCCCCCATGCACTTAAAACAGTCCCAGTAGCAGTTGTAACTGTTAAAAAATCTGCTCTTATATCAGGAATTAATTCATATCCTTCTTTTCTTTTTCCGTTATAAGCAGCAGTCTGATCTACAAAATACCAATACTCATCTTCACATAAACCTAACGTCTTACATAGTTCTATTTCCGAGGGTAGTAACAGCCTTCGACCATGAGGTTGTCTAGCGGACACCAGTTCACCACCAACTCTCCGAATGTTTTTCTGTAACTCAGCCATCCATCCTCCCAGAAAGCAGCCATTCCATAGCAACCATTTTCACTACGGCATAAAGCAATTGCTCCTAGTTTAGGGGGTGAATCAACTCCCCACCTATTTAATTCTTCAAAAAAAATACTGTAATCCTTTTTTCTTAACCTCCGATACCAACTTCTTTCTGGTTCGGGGGAACTAATCTCATAATGAGCTAAGACAGTACGACATAAACTTAAGCAATCTCCAGCTCCATGTTTAATAGGATCAGCACCTAAACGATAAGGCAACCCAATTAATTGATCTGGCCTCACCTGCTTTGTATCGTTCCAGTGACAGGCAAGTTTCCTACCATCCTTGTTGTCAAAACTCTATTAGGTGCATTAGCTCCAACTGCATCAATCGCACTACTAAGCAATACTTCAATTGTTGTTGGATCGTATGTTAATGAAGCAGCTAACCATGTTTCTGAAGTTAATAATTTGCTAGGAGCAAAATCAGCAGTCATTAAATAAGTATCTACTTGCACATGGTATTTACCATCAACAGCTTTTTTCGCATATCCCATGCTAATTGAATTATTAGCAAGAATTAAACCAGACTCCATGTTGTCTCCTGATCTATTACGAGCTGCACCTTGATAAATAAAACTTAAAAATTGATGATCTTTATTACTTACAGGATGATTAATAGGAGTGTCGTACTTGCCATTCTGAAATCTATTAGGACTTAAATCGTTTGGATCATCACCACTAGCAGTAGTAACGACAATAAAATTAGTTACAGCAACAAGGCTCATAATCCTAATGAAGACCTACGGCTACGTGAATTTCTTAATGAAGATATGGTACGAGATTCACCAACTGATGCACCTCTAGCAGTAGCAGTTGCAATGATTTGTCCTACAGCAGACTTAGGAACAAACTCTTCAGAGTTGAAGTTCAATATAGGCCCAGAATAATTAACAGTAGTAGAACTTCCACCGCTACCTGCATAAGACGAACCAGTACCAG